ATGCTTGCGGAAGAAATGGATTTTTTACATTTTTTATAGTTGATAGCGGCGGAATGAAAAACAAACCAACAATCAAAGAATTGATTCAAAAAGCATCGTACACTCCAAAAGTCGCAAGAAGGATGTACTAACTGGCTGCCTGTTGGGGGTGTTAAATTGACAAAATGGTACGAGAAAAATGAAGAGGAAATTGATTTTGAAAAGCATCAACAATCTGAGCATTCAGGCAAAAGTACGAAAATGTATTCATGCGATAGGCATTATGAAATTATTGACGAATTAAAAATTAATAATAAGCGACTAGTTTATTTAGAGCGACAGGAAGCAATAACAGAACAAAAGACAGATAATATGCTTCAACAGCTTACTAAAATTGAAAAAGGAATTACAGCAGTATTTTTCATTTTGTTGACTTTTTTCGTTTGGTTTGTTCAAACAAATGGAGGAATGTAAGCAATAAACAAGGGAGGAATTGCAATGGCCAATGTGATTAAAGAAACAAGAAAGAAGTATGGATTGTATTTGGACGAATACGACGCAGGAAGTGTAGACATAACGGACGATTATTTGGCAGAAGATATTGTTCCGGAAAATGTTTTGGCAACTTTGCTTGTTTATGTTACAGAAAACTCGTTTATTAAATTAAACGATGAAGATGAAGAGATTTTTTTACCGAAAGAGATTTGGACACCGATTGGAATTGTTGTAACAAAATTCAATATTAAGACAGATACAGCAGATAATGCAAAAGTTCATTGGCAAGGTTGGTATTAAAATGGAGTTTAGTAAAAAGATTTTTATTGGAATAAGTTGTATGACTTTTGTTGTTATTATTTTTTCAATGTATATGATTTGGATCACAAGAGATTTATCACCATTAAATTATTTAATACCGTCTGTGTTTGCCGAAACAGCAGCAGCAACAGGATTTTATTTCAATAAAGCGAAAAGGGAAAACGAAATTAAGTTAGGAAAAATAGTAGAAGAAGAGGTGAAAGCATATGAAGATTATAAGTAAAAATCATGTTTTTCGTAGACCATTAACTAGCAGGCCTTCAACAGACACAATTGTTATTCATCATAGCGCAGGTTATGATATGTCGTCAGAAGAAGTTCATAGGATGCACAGAAACCGGCAAACGAGCAACGGAACATATTGGATAGGTATAGGCTATCATTATATAATTAGACAAAACGGAGATGTGGAAGAGGGGCGTCCAGTATATGCAATAGGTGCGCATGCTGGATCTTCAATCAATCGAACGTCAATTGGTGTTTGTTTAATGGGAGATTTTGATAGGGAAAAGTCTTATCCAACTCAAGAACAAATGGAAAGTTTATACAACTTGATAATTCATCTATTTAATAGATACGGTGAATTAGAAATCAAAGGGCATAGGGATTATATGGCAACTGCTTGTCCAGGTAAAAATGTTAGTTTAGAAGAAATAAGAAAAGAGGTGAAACAAAGAATGAGTATGAGTAATCAATACAAAATTAAAGTAAATGGCGAAAAAGAAGTTGCCGTACCGATTGATAATAAAAATGATAGGTTATATATTTTACTAGATGGAGAAATGAACGAAAGGCATTGGGTACAACTAAGAAGTTTTGTTGATGCATTTGGGTTTGATGTAGAATGGGATGGAGAAACAAACACGGCAAATATAATTACAAAGTAGAAAGGAGTTTTGAAAAATGGAAAGAATGCGACCGTTTATAGAGAGAATGAAAAGTAGAAAGTTTCTTTTAGCTGTTGCAAATGTTTTGTTTATTTTTATTAATGAGATTTTACAGCAACCAATTGATCCTGAAGCTTATTGGGCAGTTACAGGCGGTTTGATTGCGTTTATTGTAGGAGAAAGCTATGTTGATGGTAAATTAAAGAAGTAAAAAAAGCATTTGATTACAAGGGCGTGGACACATAAGCAAGCTGTTCAATGCCCTTTTTATTACTTTAAATTGGCTATAAATTGGCTATTTACAAATTAAAAATTATATGGTATAATGTTTTTAAGGTAATGCAAATAAAAAAAATGGTAAATAGAAATAGAGGGAGGTGAATTCCATGTTAGCAGGAAAAGCAAGATACATTAGTAATTTGAAAGAAGGGCAGATTCTAGCGTTCAGGTCTGGTGAAAGCGTCATCTCTGGTAAAGTTCATGAAATTAAAGAAGACATGCTAACAATTCAGACAAAGAATGGAACAAACTACATTATTCGCAATTCCGACATTGTTTGGGTTAAAACTGGGCAAAGGTGGCCAAAAGGTGTATTTAGAGCCTTGAAAGGAGAGATTGAAGATGAGCAACAATCTGACTGAATACGAAAAGCAAACAATAGAAAAATTGATTGAAGATTTAGTTGACACACAAAAGCTTGTGAAACTGTACAATGAAAAATATAATGAATTGCGCTCACAATTACAAGAGATTTTCGATAAAAATGATTTGAAAAGCTTTGAAGCAGGGAGTGAATCTACTCAATACAGGGCAACTCTTGTTGAACGTGTGTATGTTGATTATTTTATTGATATGTTGAAGAAAAAGCTTTCAAAAGAAAAAAGGAATAAAATAATTAAAAAGCAGTACAAGATAAGCAACATAGAAAAGCTAATTAAATTGGCAAAAGAATATGGTATTCCGAAAGAAGAAATCAAAGATATTGTTGACGTTGAAGAATATGTTGACAAAGAACAAATTCAACAAATGTCTTCAACGGGTGATTTGAGTATTGAAGAAATAGAAGGATGTTATGCAGCAAGAGTGCAAAAGCACATACAAATAGCAGAAAAGAAAAAGAACAAATAGCTTAGCCTTAAGAAGAAGGGATGTGGTAGCCATTGAAAAAGATAAGCTAGCCACAGTACTAAATTATTATAATTTATTAGAAGAGATTTATAACAATAAAATATTATGCCCTTTTCATGACGACGTAAATCCAAGCATGTTGATAGATTTTGAAAATGGCTTTTTTTATTGTTTTGGTTGCTTAAGATCAGGGGACGCGATGCAGTTTGTAAGATTTGCAGAATCGAATCTAAATGACTTTTGGGCAATAAAAAAGTATTTTCGTATTATTCGAAAAAATAGAAACAATGGTAGCATAAAGCGTAAAAAGGAATTAATAAGCAAGAAAGAAAATCGAGATTATGAACAGCTACTAAGCGAAGCACACGATTTTTACTTTGGATTAAAAACAATTGATTGGGAAAAAGAACAATCAGAAATTAAAGACTATATGATTAAGCGTGGATTTGAATCGAAAATATTAAACATAGCAAAAGCAAAACTGACATATAACGACAACTATCCGATTGTTTTTCCAATGTTCGATTTAGATGAATTCAAAGGATGGGTTTGCAGAACAACTAATTCAATTATTGAATCAAAACGAAAATATTTATACAATACTGGTTTTAGTAGAAAAGATACGTTGGTAGGAGATTACGCAAACGAGCAAGTTGTGTTAGTTGAAGGATACATGGACTGGTTAAAGTTTAAGCAGTTTGGTGTTAAGCATGCAGCCGCAATACTGGGCTGGAAAATTACAAAAGAACAAATTGAAAAATTGAAGAAGCAAGGTGTAAAAACAATAATTTCAGCATTAGACAATGATGAATGCGGTAGAAAAGGAACAAAAGAATTATCCAGACATTTTGATGTAATTCCATTCCAATATGTGGGAGGTGTTAAAGACCCAGGGGAAATGAATTATAAACAGTTTTTAAAGATGAAAAATAAAACTAATAAAAATAGGAGGTAGTTCAATAATGACAAAAAGAAAAAGCTTAGTTGATCAAATGAAGCAGGAAGTTAAAAAATCAGGTAATAATAAAAGTAAATTTATTTATTTTAAATCTGGTTCAAAAATTAGAATTAGATTCCTCGTTGATTTAGATGAAGGTTTTAAAATACCTTTTCATGATAGCTATCAACAAGGAATAAATGTCCCTTGCCAGACATTATTTGACCGTGAATGTCTTTATTGTGAAGATGAAGAGTTGAGGCATCGAGATTTATATGCTTGGCCAGTGTATGATTACGAAGCAAAAGAAGTAAAGATTCTAATGCAACCAGTTAACAATTTTAGTCCAGTACCGCAGCTGATAGGCTTCTATGATACGTACGGAACCATTAAAGATAGGGATTATATGATAACTCAATCAGGATCACAAATGACCAAGAGCTTCTCTGTTGTCCCTATGGATAAGGTCGTTTTCAAGAATAAAAACGCAAAACCATTTACCGAATCAAAGTTTATGGAAATACTAGACAAAGCGTTTCCTGCAGATGAAAATGAAGAAGACGAAGAAATTAAAGTTCCGAAAAAGAAAAAGAAAATTGAACAAGACGATGACAATGTCGAAGAAAATTGGGACGATGAAGATGGCGATGAAGAAAGCTATTACGAAGAAATGTCTGCAAAAGAACTTTATAAACTTTGCAAAGCTAAAGGCTTAAAAGTCAAACCGAAAGCAGAAAAAGAATATTATATTGATCGTTTAGAAGAATATGACGAAGAGCTAGAAAGTGAGGATGATGAGGATGAAGACGAAGAATGGTAGGTTTAAAGAATTATTTGATAAACAAATAAAATTCCAGCAACAAGTTACAAATGATCATTTTATACCACAAGATTCTATTAAATGGGCCAGTTATCATATGCTGGCCCTATCGGAAGAAGTAGGCGAATTGTTAAAATCTGATAAACGTTGGAAGACACATAGAAATAGCCATTTTAATCCAGAAAATAAACTGGAAGAATTAGCTGATTGTTTAATTACTTTGATGAATGTTGCAATGTTTTCAACGTTTGATTCAAATGACTTATTAAAAGCAGTAAATAAAAAACAAAATAGTAATTTCGAAAAACTAGAAAATAGTAAAAAGAGAGGAGCGATTTGATTGTTATTAATTGTTGAAGGAATAGACAGAGTTGGCAAAACAACTTTATGTAAAAAGCTTGAAGAACAGCTCGGTTTTATTGTTTATAAAGATCCCAGATTCATTGATTTGAACAAAGAAAATCGAGATGTTGCAAGCAAAGTAATGGCTGATAAAATGCTTTCAATTCTATACGCAATTGAAACACTGGGAATGAATAAAAACATTGTATTAGATAGGTTTCATTGGACAGAGCTTGTTTACGGTTTAGTTGAAAGGAATTACACAATAAAACAAGTCGAAATGTTCAAACAAATTGATAAAAAAGCGTATGAGTTAAATGCAAAGCTGCTTTACGTTGAGCCAATAGACATAGAAAGAAGTAATAAAGAACACGAGAAAAACTTATCAACACACAATTTCTTTTTTAATAGAATTAAGCGTTTAAGTAGTTTGCCAATAAAAGAATTAAATTACAATGAAATCATGAGCAAAAATGCAAAACAATTAATATTTAGTGAATTGCTTGAGAGGAGCGAAGAAAATGAGAATTCAATTGTATAAAATAGGAATACCAGAAATAAATCAAATAGAAGTTGAAAATGACACAAACGGCAGATTCACAGAATTATTAATGGTTCGTAATTTGCTTGAAGAGTATGGGCATGAAGTATTTATTGAAGGAAATCAAGCAGTTGACATTCTATTCTTGTTTAATGGAATTTGGAATGCAAAAGAGATTTATAACGTAAATGCATTAATACAAAATGCAAAGCAAGTTTCGTTTATAAATACGGATTATAGGCTAAGTGAAATACCACGAACACCCTATAATTTGCATAAGAAAATTGATTTTTATTTTACACAAACAAAGCAAAAGATAGCTAATATTGAGCAGAAGTATAATGGAATGCCAGAGCTTGCTTGTTACAAGTCGAATATTCCTATAAAAACAAACAAAAGTAATTTATTTATTTTCGGTGGAGGGATACGCAACAGACGAGAAGATATGTTAATGTATTTTGAAGAGATTAGAAGAGCGTATGGCGAAGACTTAATGAAATTATTTATTAAGACAAGTGAAAAAGATCATAGAATACCAATTCAACAATATCATCAAGAATTGTTAGACTCTAGATATTCGCTTGTTATAATGGATCAAGAGTATTACGACATCGGTTTTATCACATGGAGATTCTACGAAAACCTGTCGAAAGGTGTTATTTCGTTTGTTGATTCAAGAGCTGATAAGTACAATTTGATGGTTACAAAAAACAGTTTTTTAAGAGTTAATGATCCAATCGAATTAGTTGAAAAAATAAAATTGTTGGAGCTTGGAAATAATCGTGAGATATTTTTAGAAAAGATTTACAATCAATCAAACGAACATACAGTGCATAAAATAAATGATTTGAAAAACGGAAAATACACTTATAAATGCCTGCTGAATTTGTAGCAAAGGAGTGTGAATATGAATAGTTTTGGTATTTATCATTGTGATAGTGTAGCAGATGTCTATTACAAAGTTTATAATGACATGCTAGAAGCACCTGAAATTGAAGTAAGAAGCAACAAAACGAAAGAACTCGTTTGTCCACAAATATTGATAACAAATCCACGGGCGAGAATTGCTTATCACAAAGTTAGAGGTTGGAACTTAGCTTATGCTTTGGCAGAATCAATGTTACTGTTTATGAAGAAAAATCACGTAGAATATTTTAGTACGTTAAATAGCAAAATGAAAGATTTTGCCGAAGATGATGTTTTGTATGGAGCGTACGGATATCGAATAGCAGAATATATTCCTTCAATTATTAAAAAATTAAGGGACGACGAAAGTACAAGGCAGGCGGCAATGACAATTTTGAAAGCTGAAGATGCAAACGTAAAAACAAAAGATTTGCCTTGTACAATGTCGTTACAATTGATAATAAGGGAAAATAAGCTGAATATGGTTACAAGCATGAGATCAAACGATATTATTTGGGGTTTTCAGTATGATGTGTTCATGTTCACAACAATGCAAGAAATTATTGCAAATGAACTTGATATCAAAATTGGTTGGTATTTGCACAGGCCAACTAGCCTCCATGTCTATGATTACCACTACGATCTGTTTGAAAAAGTTGCAAACAAATTTGAGAGTTTTAGCACGTATTACGACTATAATTACGAAGAGTGGATGGAGCTTTGTAGATTATACGAAAATACAATTGAAAACGGATCAATGATAGAAACAGATTACAATGAAATCAACATTATAAGGGCGAAGATTAAAAAAAATAATTTACCGGGATGGGTAAAAAAGTTTGTATAGAAGGGAGAAAGCTCAATGCCCGATTTGCATAGGCACGATCATTTTAGCCTGTTTGATGGATTTGCAAAGCCCAAAGAATTGACTCAGAAGGCAATAGAGAAAGGCTACACTGCTTTAGGTATAGCAAACCATGGAACAATAAGTGGATTGGCAATTCATTATAAAGAGTGCAGAGACGCGGGAATCAAACCAATACTTGGAGTTGAAGCTTATTTTCAACCAAAGCTAAACAAAACGGAACGCAAATTCCATTTATGTTTATTTGCAAAGAATTTGTCAGGTTATCAAAACTTGAATCGCTTAATGTTTGTTGGAGAAAAACAGAAATATTATAAACCAATAATTACGTTTGACGATTTAGAAAAATATAATGAAGGAATTATTTGTACGTCAGCATGTGTAAACAATCTAATTGGTTTTTTATTATTGAACGGCAACAAAGCAAAAGCGATAAAAGCAGCAAAGAAATTCGTAGAGATTTATGGTGATGATTTTTATATTGAGATTCAACCATACAAAATTGACAATGATGGCACACAAGAGAAGTTAAATGAAAAGATGATGGAATTAGCAAATGAATTAAATATAAAAACAATATTGGCTTCAGATTCACACTTTGGAAACAAAGAAGATTTTGATACGTATCAAATAATGCACAAAATAAAGGACTTAAATAAAAAAGAAAAAGACATTGATATTATTGACACGTATGGCGAAAGGTATATGCCAACAATTGAAGAATTAAAAAATCGATTTGTTGCTATGCATGGTGACAAAAGAAAAGCAAACACAATGATAAGTAATTTGTCAGAAATAGAAAACAAAGTTGAACCCGATATATTAGACAAACTTGACCTTGTATTACCTGATATACACGAAGGCGACAGTGACGAGATTTTGAAGGAAAAAATAATTAATGGGTTGAAGAAAAAAGGAAAATACAATAAAGAGTATTTAAAACGAGTCAAAGAAGAATACGATGTTATTACAACGCTTGGCTTTTCAAATTATTTTTTAATTGTTGAAGATTATGTTGCTTGGGCAAAATCTCAAGGAATTGGAGTAGGACCAGGTAGAGGGTCTGTTTGCAATTGTTTAGTTGCTTATGCATTAGATATAACAAAAGTTGACAGCATCAAATTCAAACTCGATTTCAGCAGATTTTTAAGAAAAGACAAGAAGAAGATGCCTGATATTGATTTGGATTTTGAAACAGCAAGACGTGACGAAGTAATTAAATATATTTTGAATCGATATAAAGGGAAATCTGCTCAAATAGGAAGCTATGGCTTGTATCAGGTTGACAATTTATTAAACGATTTAGCAAAAGTTTGTGGTGTAGAAGAAAAAAGTACTTTAGACACAATGAAAGCTACAATCAAAGATATAATTGGAGACAATACGTATTTTGATTATGAAAGTTGTAAAAATGATCCAAAGATTAAAGATTGGAATAAGCGTTATAAAAATATCATAAAGCATTTTTCGAAGTTGAATAAATCGATTCGCTATTTAGGGACGCATGCAGCAGGTGTTGTTGTGACAGGAAAACCTTTATTAGATTATGCAGGTGTTCGATTTATTAAAAGTGGAAATGAAGTAAGAAAAGCGCTTGTGTATGATTTATTAGACGCAGAATTGGTTAATATTATAAAGTTTGATGTGTTGGGATTAAAAACACAAGAACAAATTGTCGAATTGGAAAAAATAACTGGAAAAGAACTAGAAGAAGATTGGTTTGAAGATGAAGCAATACTAAGTGAATTTGCAGAAGGAAAAACAGATGGTATTTTCCAGTTTGAAAAATCTGCAGCAAAAAACATTTTAAGAAGTATAAAAGCAGATTGCTTTGAAGATGTTTGTGCAGCTTCTGCAATGAACCGACCGGGACCTTTGTCAATGAAGATGCCAGAAACATATGCAGAAAACAAGTTTAATGCGAATTACAAATACAAAAGGGATTTATATTACGATCACACAAGAGAAACACATGGAACGGTTGTGTATCAAGAGCAGTTAATAAGTATTTGTAGAAATATTGGCAAATTAGATTGGGAAGACACAGATAAAGTATTAAAAATGATGAAAACTGGTAGTATGAAAGAAGCAGCAAAGAGAATGATTGAAGAGAACTTTCAAGAAATGAATGAGAAGTTTATTGCAGGTGCTATTTCAAACGGAATGGATAAAAAAGATGCAGATTCATTATTTGAAAAATTGGCTGTTTATACATTTAATAAAGGACATTCTGTTGGTTACACAATTATAAGCTTTCAAGAGATGTTTTACAAAGTGTACTACCCGACAGAATATTGGTTTGTAAAAGTGAAGCATGCAGGAAACGAAGCAGATATGGCAAAATACAAACAACTTGCGTCGCAGCAAGGAATATTATTTTTCTTACCGCATGTAAATTATAGTTGTGATACGACATTAAGGGAAGTTGATGGAGAAAAAGTGATACAAGAAGGACTTAGTGTATTAAAGTTTGTAGGAACAAAAGCAGCGAAAGTTATTGAAGACGAAAGGAAAAGAAATGGACCTTACAAAAGCAAAGAAGATTTTGTCAATCGAGTTCCAAAACGAACTGTTAATTCAAGAGTGATAAGTGTGTTAGAAGAACAAGGTGCTTTAGAATTCAACAAGAAAATATATGAGAAACGAACAATCAAGTACAACTCGGCGCTGTATTTGAAAGGGGTTCAAAATGGCGAAAACAAATAAAGAAAAAATCATTAGTTTATGTAAAGAAATAGACAAGCGAGAAGGCGAAGGCTCAATGTTCACATTAGATTCTGAAAAAGCAAATTTGAAAATATCAAGATGGAGTACAGGAATAGAAGATATGGATCACATAATTGGTGGTGGAATGCCTGAAGGGAGAATTGTTGAAATATTTGGACCAGAAGCTTCAGGCAAAACAAGCTTAGGTTATCAATTAATTGCAAGGCATAAACTCGGTTTGTATATTCCTATTGAAGGAACTTTTGATGCAGAACGTGCAAAATCTTTTGGTAATAAATCAAAGCAAATGCTTGTTTATCGAGCAAGATATGGTGAACAAGCAATGCATAAAATGTTGAACTTTGCTGAAGCTGGAATTCCATGTATTGTATTAGATTCAATACCAGCTTGCAAACCGAAAGACGATGTTGATAAGATTTTGAAAGCAATAAAAAGTGGAAGCGACGAAGGTGTGAATGAAAGGATGGGAGGGGTTGCGAGGCTACTTCACAAATATTTGCCTGTATTAGAAGAAGTTATTGAGTTTACAGGCACAACTGTGATTTTAATTAATCAAGTACGAGACAAAATGGACGCAATGATGTTTGGAGAAAAGACAGACACACCAGGCGGACGAGCACCAAAGCATTACAGCAGTTTAAGAATGCAAGTTGCAAGAAAAGGATGGATTGATATACCAAACAAAAATCCTTATAATTCTGCAAATCAAGAAAAAATTGGATTAATTATGAAAACAAAAGTTGTAAAATCGAAAGTTTGTAATCCGATGCGTGAATGCGAAGTGCCGATGTTGTTTGATAAAGGATTTGTTGGGTTTGAAGAAGCGAATGAATTAAGAAAAGAAAAAATGAAGAAAAATAGAGAAAAACCTCAGAAGGAGGAATAATAATGTCAATAGAACAGCAAATTAAAAATGAAGCAAAAGGGATTAAAAATGACACAAGCACTTTGATAATTGAGCAGAAGTTCAACAGTCTATTTTATTTACCACCGAAACCAAAAGAAGAATTGGAATTCATGAAAAAATTGTTGTTTAATAATCGAGGCGATCGATACGGTTTACATGCATCATCGATTATAGCAAGTGAAAAGGACTTTTGTGTAAGGGAGCAAGTGCTCAGTTTATTTTATCAACAAATACAAAATCAGCATATTCCATTAAATCTTAAAAGGATTTTTGACGAAGGGAATGCAATACATGAAAAATGGCAACGCTTGTTTTTACGAGGAGATTTGTGTGATGTCAATGGTTTAGATGAATCACAATATAATGAAGAATACGATTTAAGCTTTACACCAGATGCAATAATCAAAATAGGAAAGAAGCAGTATATTGTTGAAATTAAGTCAGTAAATACGTTTCAATTCAAGAAGTTGAATTCGCATCCCGGAGCAAAGAAGCAAATACAATTTTATATGCTTTTAACAGGTATTAAAAATGGAATAATCTTATGTGAAGATAAAAATACGCAAGAAATAAAAATGTTTGTTGAAACATTTGATGAAGATGAAGTTGTTTTGTTTGAAGAGCGTTTGGAAAACATAAAAATGCGCAAAGATGAGTTTATAAAAAGAAAGAAAATGGTAAAAAAGATTTGTAAAGAACCTAACAGCAAAAGGGCTAGTAAATGTCCAATGAGAGATGCTTGTTTCAATATTGGATTAGGAAGGGTGAAACTTTGATGTCGAAGTATAAAAAGATTATACTTGGTATTGACCAAAGTTACACCCAGACAGGAATAAGCATTTGTGCAGATAACGAATTGAAAAAAGTGACAAGCATTAAATACAAAGGATTGAAAACAAAATCAGAAAAACGCCAAAAGGTGCGGGAAGTTTTGAAAAAAGTTTTGCCAAAAGCAATTGAACAAGCTGAAGAAGTTTACGTGTATATTGAAAGAATTCGCTTATATTCTCAAGGTTTTATAAGCACAAGCTATTTAGTGTCGACAGGAGGAATGATTGCGTCTATTGTAGACACATCAAAAGAATACAAAGTGAAAGTATTTTCGGTTGATACAAGAAGTTGGAAAAGCAAAGTCGTCGGAACAAGTAAAGGTGGTAAGCAACCGACTGTTGATTTTATACAAGAAAAAGGATTTGATTTGTATGTTAGAACAGATAAAAACGGAAAAGCAATTTATGACGATGACGCAGCAGACTCTGCTTGCATTGCATTGTATGGCTTTTTAGATAAGAAAAAACAAAATATAAAATTGCAAGAATAATGTTTACAAATACGAAATAATGATGTACAATAAAATCAGGAAATGAATATTAGTCCTTTTGAAAGGGAGGAATTAAAAATGAAAAACACAAACACAAACATGACAAACATGATCGTAAAAAACTTTAACAGCATCAACGAATTCCTGAAGTATTTGGAAAAGAATAGTTACAACAAAGTATTTGAAAATTATACTCAATCAAGTATTGAAGGAGAATTTTCATTCACAGGAACTCATAACTACGATGAAGCAATTGATTTATTGAAACATGGATGGAATGAAAAAGCAAAAGAAATTGAAAACAAGCTAAAAGCAGATAAAAAAGTTATTGCAAATAACAAATCTCAGAAAAGTGTTTACGATGTTGTAGGATATCAGCCGTCAGTTCCTCGATATCTGCAAGGAATTCCAACGAATATGATAAACAACAAACCAACAATTAAAAAGCAGCCTGTCGTTACATTGATAAAAAATATTGGTTACAATGCACACACATCAAAAGGCGAGATTTTGAATGAAAGTATTAAAGCTTTAAAAATTATTCAAAGAATCGAGCAAAGTGGAATCAAAGTAAACTTGGATTTGATTAAATGTACAGAATCAAATAACAATAATAAAAGCGAAAAACAAGATATGATGACAAGAATTAGAATAAAAAATGCAAATGAAAGATTAAATATAAGTAAACTTGCATTTCCATTAGCGCATCCAAGTATGTTAAGAAGAATAATGTTTGCATATACCGAAAAATGTCAAGAATTGACAGACTTCAGTTACAGAAATGGATATGGAAGATCAAGAAACACAATCGAAGAAATTAAAAAATGGATGAAAAGTGCAAACAAAGCAAAGAAAGACAACGAATATGTAATTCCCGGATTTATCAACGAAAATATTGAAAAAGCGATCGAAGAAATTGGGTTAAAAATTAAGTAAAAAAAATAGCGAGAATGTTTACAATTGCGAGAATACGATGTATAATATATTTAGAAGGTCGGTAATAAATAGAATCTCAGATGGGAGGAAAGAAAAATGAAAAAACAAAGAATCGTAGATGTAAAAATGGAGCAAGGTAAAACGAACTTGGTAAACGTTTATCTGGAAAATGGGAAGAAAGTCACTCGAAAGTTGCATAGGTACAAAAGCGAAAACGCAATTTGTTACGCAGGACATCTTTTTCAAATCAATTATCTTGCTTCTCGAATGGCAACTGACAACCCAGACGATCTTTTAATCACAGACCTTGGCGAATACACTTACGATAATCTGAATAAAAAAGTTGGAGTAAAAGAACCTGAAGCTGTCGAAGAAGTTGAAGTTGAAGAAGAAGAAAAAATCGAATACATTGAAGGGAAAGTAAAGCATTACAAATACGATAAGATTAAAACTCTGGTAGAAGAAGATATTCCGGTCCTGTTGATTGGACCAGCCGGATCAGGTAAAAATTATACTTTGGAACAGATTGCAGAAGAACTTGGATTAGAATTTCATTTCACAAATTCGGTGCAACAAGAATACAAACTAACAGGATTTATCGATGCAGGTGGCAAATACCACGAAACAGAATTTTATCGAGCTTTCGCAAATGGCGGATTGTTTTTCTTAGACGAATTAGATGCAAGTATTCCAGAAGTTTTAGTACTATTAAATGCAGCAATCGCAAACAAGTATTTCGAATTCCCAACAGGCAAAGAAGAAGCGCATCCTGATTTTCGAGTTGTAGCAGCAGGAAATACTACAGGTGATGGAGCAGATGAACAATACACAGGAAGGTTAGTATTAGACCAAGCAACTCTAGACCGATTCGCATTTGTTGAATTTGATTATTGCCGAAACGTTGAAACAATGCTTTCACAAGGAGACTTAGACTTACTAGATTTTATTCGAGACATTCGGCAACAAGCAAAAGAAAATGGAATTCGAGCAACTTTTTCATACCGGGCAATCATCATGGTAACAAAGCTGAATGGTAAATTAAAAGTAGAAGAGATTCTGAAGATAGCAGTATTCAAAGGACTGGATCAAGACACAATCAATACTTTCAGAACTCGAACAGGAACGGTAAAATACACAAGGTACCACAAAGCATTAGATAAGATAAAGGAAGGGGCATAAGCTCCTCCTTTGCTTTACATAACAATTGAAATAAATCCCATTCTCGATGTTAAAAAAGGTTATTGATAGATACCATTAGAAAAATATTTATAAAAAGAAATGGCCGGCATGAGGGCCTCAGAGGAGGATAAAAAATGAACTTTCGAAATCCTTATTGGGACAAACAGGTCGAAATTGATTTGTTGCAGCAATGGATATTGGTTCATTCGCTTATTTACTATGAATTAGATACAAACGTTGTTTTAGATGAAACGTACGACAATAATTGCAAAGAATTATATGAATTGCAAAATGAATTCACAAAAGAATTTATGCAATCAAAGTATTATGATGCTTTTAAAGATTTTAATCCATCGACAGGTTACGATTTAATTAATAAATTAAATAAAACACAGTATAAAAAGATTGAAAACATTGCAAAACATGTAATTAGTTTATCAAAGGGGTGGTTAAGTTAAATGGAAAAAGATAAAAAAACAGGACTTTATTACAGGCCTGAAACATTTGATTTATCTGTAATTAGAGAAGTTTATGGCAAATCGTACAAGCTTTTATTTGAAAATGCAAAAGGAAAGAAGGTATTAGATTTAGGTGGAAACGTTGGAGCGTTTGCAAAAGCAGTTAGTGAATACGGCGCTGAGTTTGTTTATAGTTTTGAACCTGATCCAGAAAATGCAAAATTATTTAGAAAGCAAGATATTCCAAATTGTAAATTGTATGAATATGCAGTTGCAGATAAAAGCGGAACAGCAGATTTTTATTTGAATGTTGGTACAAATAAAGGGATGCATTCTTTACAAAGAAGAAGGGGAAGGGAATGCATACAAGTAAAAACAGTTGCATTTGAAAAAGTTTTGAACAAAATTAAACCTGATATAATTAAAATGGATATTGAAGGTGGCGAATATTATTTAGATTTTGATTTAGTTCCTGATTGTGTTGAATTATTAGCAATAGAATTGCATACAAAAGACAAAGCAAGCAGGGAAAATTCGGTTAAATTAGTAGAATATTTAAGAAAAAGGTATAAAGAATTAATGTGTACAAACTCAACGGAGAAGTCGTGGGCATTTACTTTCATAGGAGTGAAAAGGTAAAAATGGACAAATATAGAAAAAATGAAAAAACAATTATGAAAAAGCTTGGATTGATTCCAACAAAAGGCTCAGGCTGTGGATGGATAGAAAAAGCAGACGGACAAAATGACAAAATAATGTGTGAATTAAAAAGCACTGAAAAGCAGAGCATAAGCGTAAAAGAATTGGATATCTGCAAATTAGAATCACAAGCAGCAGTTAGTAAAAAAATCCCAGTATTTGCTATTAATTATATTAATAATAATAGTATATATTTAGTAATACGGCCTGAATATTTAAGTGAAATAGTTAATTATTTAGAAACAGGAGAATATAAACAACAAGAAAGCTGTGTTGATTACGAAGAACTAGAATGTAATAATGAAAATAAAATAAAAAATGACAAAACTCAAAGGGACAAATTCTGGCAAATAAAACAAAAGGAGTGGGAAAAATGGAAAAAGAAATAAAATTCAAAGTAGTTGGGCAGTATAATGGACACAGTATAAAGAATAATAATACAGTAGATTTGTCGTTTAAGTTCTGGTATGATGAATTAGTGAATAGCATAAAGTTGATTCAATTGTTGAATGAAAATATTACAATTGCAGCAAAGATAGGAGACGGAAAGCCATTTGTTTTGGGAATGTTCATGATTAAAGATATTAAGATTGGCAGTGATGGACAAATGGTTGCAAAGTTTAATAGTCACGTCGACTACGTAGAAATAGACAATTTTAAGTATTTGATTGTTGATTTGTTAGCTGTAATGTTCAAAGCAACAGTTACGATTGAAGGCGTTGATGAAGGTAAAGAAATTGAAAAATGGATTAAATAAAAAAACAAAACAAATAGGAGTTGATAAAAATGCAAAAGAACTTTACAGTTCTAAGTTCGTCAAAGATACAAGACAAAAGGAATTGTGTAATATCACAAGCACCTGATGATAAGTTCATATTAGCACAGCAATTGATTGTTGAAGAAAATGGTAAGCAAATTGCTGTATTTATGAAAGGTGCTATCAAGGTTGATACGTTAGAAAACCTTTATAGTTTGCGAGATGCAATAAATGAAGCTATCGAAAAAGTTGAAAAAAGTTGATGAAAACTGTTTACAAAGCAGCGAAAACAAGATATAATAAAATCAGGAACGGTGAAAAAATAGAATCCTTGAAAGGAGAGAGAAAAGAAAATGAAAATGGAAATTAGAATGAAAAGGAAAAAAGTAAGTAGAAAAAAAGCAGAAGAAATGATCGGGAAAGGAAAACTAGAGGAAAGAATAATTGAAGCAGAAGAGGTTTTCGCACAAGAACCAGAGACATCCATCAGCTGGATGGATGGAATGGAAATCATTTTTCGGTAAGTTTAATTGCCATAAGGCATATTAAATAAAATAAAATTATAAAAGAAGGAGAGTGTAGAAAATGGCTAAAAACTGGAAAGTAAATGAAGTACAGCAATGTAGAAGCAATGAAGCAACAGCAGCAATTCAAGACATCGGTAGAAGGTTTCCACTATTCGCACAAGCAGCGCAAACTGAGGCAGGACTAATCAGAATTTTAGAAGCAATGCCAGATGCAATTTCGGTTCGTAAAGTTGAAGCTGCTTTGAAAGATCAAGTTGTTGGTTCGGTAGAAGAAGAAGAAGAAAAGCAAGAACCAAAACCAAAAGCTCCTGCAAAGCAACAAAAGAAACAATCTAAGAAACAATCTAAGAAGGAAGAACCTGAAGAAGTAAATGAGGAAGAAGAAGAGGAAGAAGAAGAGCCGAAACCAAAGAAAAAATCTACTAAGAAAAAAGAAACAACTTCAAAGAAAAAGAAAGCTGCAAAGAAAGAACCTGAAGAAGAAGAAGAGGAAGACGACGACGACGATTGGGATATCTAATAAAGCAAGAACAGGGAGCAATATTTCGTGTAAGAGGGAGACACAGCAAATCCGGTGTCAAGATAAGGTTGGTGGGGACTTTATCAAATAGAAGCCAGAGCAGCATTTATAATTGCAATAACAAGTGTAATTTTCCTGCTCTGGCTTTTTATTACGTAAAAATTGAAAAGAGGTGAAATAATTGGATAAAAATGATGTTGTAAGATTAAATTGCAAAACAGAAGAGGGCAGAAAAATATTAGAAAAAGAATTGAAAAAAATAAAACCATTAAAAAAGTTTGATGAAATTAGTATTGAAAAACTTGAATCATTATTGACCAAGTTACATGAAAAAAGGAATTGCAGAATATCATACATTTTGCCAGTTATTAGAAAAGAGAATAAGTATTTTTCGGCTTCAATTTTAAATAATGAAAACAAATTACAAGCACAAGTGTATGCAAGAGATGTTTGGGAATTATTTGCAAAAGCTTCATGTTTTATGTACCAATATGAAAGTGATGGTGATAATACATGAAAATACGAATGTACACTGATGGTGCTTGTAAAGGCAATCCAGGCACAGGTGGTTGGGGATGCATAATCCTATTAAAGGAAAAACGAAAGGAAATCTCGGGCCATCAGAGTGCGACCACGAACAATCGAATGGAAATTACTGCCGTAATCAAAGGGATTAAGTACTGCCAAAAGAAAAACGAAGGCAAGAAGTTAAAAATTGACGTTTATACGGACTCAAATTATGTCGCTAATGCAATAAAAGAAGGATGGTTGAAAAAATGGACATTAAACGGATGGAAAACGAAAGCAGGAAATGAAGTAAAAAATAAGGATTTATGGGAAGAATTGCTAGAATTATTAAAAAAACATGAAATTAATGTAATTAAAGTAAAAGGGCACGACGGTAATAAATACAATGAAATTGCAGACAGTTTAGCTTCGAATGCAGCAGAATACGCAAAGCAAATAGCATCTCAAGAAGGGAGTTGATTGAATGAACAAAGATAGATTTATTTGTTGTTTGATTGCATTGATTTTCTGTTTTGTTAGTTTAGTTGTGGTGTATTTTATGTTGAAATCAATAGAAAGTGCTTTAGAAGAGGCAAAAGAAAAAATAGAACAGCAGCACAAAGAAATTGAATTCAAAGAACAATTATACGAAGAAATGTTGAATCTGCAAAAGAACAGATGCGAAGAAAAGGTAAACGAATTGAAAAAAATTGAAGCAATTGTGACTGGATATGCACCGTTTGACAATCAATCAGGAATGTGTGCTGACAATAATCCTTCGGTAACATCGACAGGAAAAATGCCAAGTAGCAGATTTGCAGCTGCTGATCCAACAAGATTGCCGTACGGCACAAAAGTCAAAGTTCCAGGTTATGGAGTTGTAGAAATACAAGACACAGGAGGAGCATTGCGAGGTGATAAAGAAAATATAAGAATTGATTTGTTTTTCGACACCTATGATGAAGCTTTAAGATGGGGCATTAAAGAAAAAGTTGTACAAATAGTGCTTTAGAAAGAAGGGGGAGCATAATGAAAATATGTAAATTCTATACACAAGAATTTTCGGCTCCAACAAGAAAAGAAGCATACTGGAAAGCGTGTAAATGGATTGCAAAATATATTGTAAGTAAAGATAAGTTGAAAGATTCATTTATAAAAATATGGACAAATGAGAATGATAGTGTAATAATTGATATTTATGCAGGGTTGGAAGAAGATAAGTTCATGAAGGAATTCTGCGAACGATGTAAACAGTTTCATAAATCATTTTTTATCAATCAAGAGTACAATTGTAGCACTTGCAAAGTAAAAGCTTACAAAGATCAAATGGATCAAAAGTTGTTAACGAAAAAAGTTTATAGACAACAGCGGTTAGAATACTTAGAATAACGAAGGGATGCAGAGTCGTTCCTTAATAACAAGGGGCGAAAGGAAATGTACGTAAATTATGCAAAACGATATTTAGAAGAGTCGTATGACGAAATCAAATTTATGACGAAAGAAGAAGCACAGGAAGGTATGAAGCAAAAGCAAATTCGCTTTGCAGAATTCTATGTTAAAACGTATAATCAAAAGACTGCAGCAATCAAAGCGGGATATGCACCAACATCGGCGCACCTAACCGGTTGGAGATTAAAGAGAGAGCCGAAGATTCAACGGTATATTGCATGGTTAAAGTTTCAAGTATCGGAAGAATGTCATGTGACTGCTTTAGATGTATTAGATCAATATATCAAAATTGCATTTGCAGATATTACAGAATATGTTTGTTTAGATAGTAGGGGCAAATTAAAAGTAATTGATGATTTAGATAAAGTTGATGGGCAGATTGTAAAAAAGATTAGCGAAGGCAGAGATGGAATAACCGTCGAAATGGCAGATAAAATGGCAGCATTGGCAAAATTAGAAAATTATTTTGATTTGATGCCGAAGGATTGGCGGCAGGTTATTGAGGAAAGAAAACTTGAACTAGCACGTGAAAAATTAGAACTTGAGAAAAAGAAATTCGGAGAGTTTGATGAAGTAGAAGACGATGGATTTATTGAAGCGTTAAAAGGAGCAGCAGAACAAGTTTGGGATGATGAAAAAGACATAGAAATTATAGAAGAGTATGATGATAAAGAAACCGATGAATAGTAGAAAATAGAAAGAAGGGGAAAATATGCTAAAAAATTGTTGCCCATTCTGTGCGAAAGTCGGACAAACAAAACTAAGTAGTAAGATAATAGGAACTGATGTGTTTTATTATATTGAATGCACTGATTGTGGAAGTACAGGTCCACTAATTCGTTATATTTCAAACAGCATAGATGCAAGACTGCTAAAAGAAATAGATAATGAAGAGCAATTGAAAGAAAAAGCATACAAACTGTGGTTTTATTATTTTGATACAGTAGTAAGAAGGAAAATAGCTTTACATGAAAAACGTAAATGAGTATAAGTATTATAAATTAATTAAACGATGCGCAGTTAGAGCAAAGAGAGATGACGTGAATAAAAAAAGGTATTAAGCTGTTTATCTTGCACAAGAGAGGTGTTTAGAATGGCGTTAATGATAGTTTGTGATAGTTGTGGACATCAAATAAAAGGAAATGAAATTACTTTATATGCTAATTTAAGGGATGAACATAGGGATTTGTGGGATGATGAAGTAGAGATACGTAAGTTTGATTGTCCAGCTTGTAAGAAGGAATATATTTGTTCAATATTAAATGAAGACATAAAACAAATGAATTTGAAAAAACATAATATTGCTATTGAGTATAACAAAGCAAAAGGAATGGATGAGCAAAAGGCAGAAAAGCTGTTAAAAGATTATATGAACATGGAAGAGAAAATAAGAAACGAATGTAATTTGTTGTTTGATAAGTATAAAAGGTATTTAGAAATAGAAGAAAAATATGCTTATTATTATAGATGAAAGGATGAAGTGAATGGGCAGATACATTGATATTGATGTATTAATTAAAAGTATAAATGAGAAAGAAGATGAACAATTAGAATCAGAAAAAGTGGGCATTAGTTTCTATGAAAAGCATTTGGGTGTTATTGAAGAAGATGAAGATGAAGATTTAGATAAAAACGTTAATAATAAATATGGTAAAAAACATTATGAACCAAGGCAATGCAAAAATAAAGACTGCAGGAAAGTATTTAATCCAACAACAGCAACTCATAGATTTTGTACACATAACTGCAGAACAAAAGCAAGTCCATCGTATAAAAACAGAACAAGAAAAAAGGGATGATTTGCATGGCAGATAAGCGCAGTATCGCATTCAAGTTTATGCCATTTAGCAAAAAACAATTGAAAGTTCTTACATGGTGGGATAGCGAAAGCCCGATGAATTACAAAGATGCAATTGTTTGTGATGGTGCAATTAGAAGCGGTAAAACATTGATCATGTCATTAAGTTTTATTCTTTGGAGTTGGAATAATTTTGAAGATAAGAACTTTGGAATGGCTGGAAAGACAATTGGCAGTTTCAAACGGAATGTATGGATTCCATTGAAAACGATATTGTATTTAAGAGGTTTTAAGATAAGAAAGGTGACCGATGCAGAAGGCAGTTCGGCATTTTTTATAAGCAAGAATGGAAAAGGAAATAGCTATTATATTTTTGGAGGTAAAGACGAAAGATCACAAGATTTAGTACAAGGAATTACGTTGGCTGGATTCCTATTTGATGAAGTTGCGTTGATGCCAGAAAGCTTTGTGAATCAAGCAGTTGCGAGATGTTCAATAGAAGAAAGCAAAATGTGGTTTAACTGCAATCCCGACGGCCCATTTCATTGGTTTAAGTTAGAATGGATAGACAAATTGGAAGATAAGAATGCATGGAGGTTACAATTCCAACTTGACGATAATCCAAGCCTGTCAGAGCAGGTCAAAAATAAGTACAAAAGGATGTTTAGTGGCATATTTTATAACAGGTTTATATTGGGACTCTGGTGCATTGCAGAAGGTGTTATATATTCCATGTTTGATGAATCAATGATCATAAAGCAAGTACCGCAACAAGTAAAAATACAAAAGAAGTGGATTGGAATAGATTACGGACAATCGAATGCTACTGTTTATGTATTAATTGGATTAGGCAGTGATGGCAGATTGTATATTTTAGATGAGTATTACCATGAAGGAAAAAGTCAGCTAATACAAAAATCGCCAAGCAAATATTCAGAAGAATATATGAAATGGAAGGTAAAGAATGGTGTTGAAGGAATGCCGGTTAATAACGAGCACACTTTTATTGATCCATCTGCAAAAGGATTTATGCTGCAGTTACATGAAGAAGGGGAGCGGAAAATACGACAAGCAGACAATACTGTATTAAAAGGAATTGAGCTAATAAGCAGTTTAATGGACAATGATATGTTTAGAGTGTTAAAGCATTGTGAAAATACGATAAAAGAATTGTCGGCTTATAGTTGGGATCCAAAAGCACAAGAACGTGGTGAAGACAAACCATTAAAACAGCACGATCATGCAATGGATGCATTAAGATATGTAGTGAATGGTACAAGAAAAGTGTGGCAAAGAAATCTAATGAAAAAAAATATTAAAAAAGATGAAAAAGTTTCGTAATAGGGGTTTACAAATCAGCAATAACGGTGTATAATAGAATCAAGATAAGGAAATTACAAACAAACAGGATCTCAGAGGAGGAATTAGAAATGACAAATCTTACACCTAACCAAAAACGACATGTTACAACCGACATCATTGTTCAACGAAAATTGAAAAATGGAAAGTGGGGAGCAAGCTTTAGAACTGGCAGAATTGGAAGCGAAACTCCGGAACAAGCAATTGAAAGACTGGAAAGACTTAACGGAATAGAATATAGACTGGTATCGGTTCTCAAGAAATAACTAAATAAAGAATAGAACTTTAGAAGAAGGAAGCTCTTAAAAAAGGGGCTTCTTTCTTATTTGTATTATAAAAGGGGTGACAAAATGGAGAATTTGAAGATTGAAGAGAATATGCTTTGGCCTCCAATGAATCATTTAACTTGGAAAATGGCAGAACATTCGTCATGGTACTCAGGATCATCAGAAGTATTAGCAAACTTTTATACAAATTATATGAACTTGCATTTGCCGGCTAATATGGGAAAAGAATTAAGTAATGACGGCAATTTTTGGGGAAGGCAAATACAAAATCAAGGTGAAATATACTTGCATGTTCCACTCGCAGGTGACATTGCAGAAACGTCGGCTAGTTTATTGTTTGCAGAAGAGCCGACAATTCGTATTTCAGAAGCGAATATAGAAAAGGCAGCAAGTGAAGCAAAGCAAACGCAAGAAACATTGCTTGAATTGTTAGATGATCGAACTGTTCAATTTTTTAATAAGATTTATGAAGGAGCAGAAGCATGCGCAGGTATTGGTGGAGTTTATATTAAATTAGCATGGGATGAAGAGGTTTCGAAGTTCCCTATTCCTGTAATTGAGCAAGCAGATTACGCGATTCCAGAGTTTAAGTTTGGTGTATTGACTGCAGTCACGTTTTGGAAGGTTTTAAGAATAGAAAAGGACGGAAGCAAAACATACAGACTGTTAGAAAAGTACAATAAAGGATTAATCCAATACACATTGTACTTAGGAACATCGGATAGATTGGGTTATGTTGTTCCAATTGATTCAATTGAAGAAACAGAAGGGCTGCAGGATTTTGTTGAATTGAATGTTGATGAATTGTGTGCAATTTACATTCCAAACATTCGTCCAAATAGAATAGACAGAGGAAGCAATCATGGCAGATCTGATTATTGCGGGCAAGAAGGTTTAATGGACAGTTTAGATGAAACGTATAGTTGTTGGATGAAAGATGTTGCTTTAGCACAAGCGAAAATTCTTATTCCACAAGAATTCTTAGAACGATCAGATACAGGTTTTCGGTATAATTTAGATCAAATGCTATATACAAAACTTGATATGGACCCGACAATTGAAGGAAATAAAATTACACCACAACAATTTTCAATTCGAGCAGAAGAGTTTGAACGAACTAGCGTAAACCTGATGGAAAGGATTGTAAGTGGAGCAGGATATAGCCCTCAGTCCTTCGGATTGAGGATTGAAGGCAGGTCCGAATCAGGGTTGGCATTACACATCAGGGAAAGAAAAAGTTTTGTCACGAAGGGCAAGAAAGAACGTTATTGGAGACCAGCAATTCAAAGGCTATTACAATTAATAATGCTGGTTTATCGATATGAATTAAGGGGTAAAATTAATCCTGAATTAACAGCAACAGTTGAATTCAATGATGGTGTTTTGAATGATAGGAATGAAGTTGCAAATTCTGTTAAATTATTAGCCGAAGCGCAAGCAGTAAGTATCGAAACAAGGGTAAGAATATTGCATCCGGATTGGGAAGAGGAACAAATTATTGCAGAAACCGAAAGAATTAAAGAAGAGAATATGATCGGTGGGTTTGATGAACCTGAATCAATTGGAATTAATCAAGAATTAATGCAAAATAAAGAATAAGGGGTGATATTAATGGCAATTGATCCCCATTTTAATCAAGAATTGGCAGATCAAGCATACACAATTTATTCTAATTGCGAAATGCAAATGATGGAGGCAGTTCGAAAAAGAACGGAACGAGGAATTACAGAACCAGGTTGGACGGAACGAAAACAAAAGGAAATAACTGTACTTAGAAAAGATTTAGAGAAGATAAAAAAAGATACGGACAAACTTCATAATACAGAAATTAGTGACGGGTTGATGGACTCTTATAGAACAGGAGTAGGAAGCGCTGAAACAGATTTAGGATTACCAAAGACGGCGTTGAAAGATATAGCAGTTCCAAGATCTGTGCAAAGACTAGTAATGGAGCACAATAAAGCTATTTCAGGAACTTCGGTACAAATATTACGATCTGCAGAAGACAATTTTCGTAGAATACAAGCGGAAGTGAGTGCCGCGGTTTTAGCAGGTACAGAGACAAGACAAAAGGCAGCTCAACGAATGTTAAATATGATGGCAGATGAAGGATTAACAGGTTTTGTTGATAAAGCAGGAAGGAAATGGGAAGCAGCAAGCTATGCAGAAATGTCAACGAGAACTGTTACAATGCGAGCTGCTGTTCAAGGACATATTGACAGGCAGGCAGAAACAGGCAATGATTTAGTAATTATATCTGCTCATCCAGGTGCTTGTCCGACTTGTGTTCAATTTGAAAATGAAGTGTTGTCAATTGGTGGTGATTTAAGCTATTTGCCATTAGAAGTTGCGATAGAAGAAGGTTTATTTCATCCAAATTGTGCGCATACTTTGACAGGTTATCATGAAGATTTGATGGATCCACAAAGGCCAAAACCTAAAACACATTTAGAAAAAATTAGAGCAAAAGAACAATATAGATACACGCAAGCACAAAGGTACAATGAAAGGCAGATTCGTAGATGGAAGAAAAGGCAAACGACTGCAATAACTCCGCAAGAATATCAGAAATCAGGAGCGAAGATAAGCCATTATCAAAAGAAGCAAAGGGTTTTATTAGAAAGTTTTGAAAATGAATATGGTATGACTCTAGCAAGGCAGTATAGCAGGGAAAGTATTGCTAAAAGAGTAGGAATAAAAGGAGCAGAAACATTAAAATCGTGGACAAAGCTCAAAACGAAATCGCCAATTGTCAATAAAAAAGCTAAGTTGACGCAACCAGCAGCAACAAGCGTCGACACGAAAAAATACAAATTGCTTAAAGATCAAGATACTGAAGTTTTGGCAGATTTTAAAGCAAAGCAAGCAAAACACCTTAATTCAGCACCGAAAGATCAAATACAAGCTATTAAAAAATACTCAGGATCTGAGTACAAAACAGTAAATAGGTATAATCGAGGGCAGTTGGAAGGGCTAACTACAAAACAAAAGAATTTAGCTAGAAAATATTCGGACGCAATATCTGAATTAATTAGAGAAGCACCTCCTTTAGATTCTGACACAATAATATTGAGACATAATAAACATAGCTTAATTAAAAATATATTACAAGAAGATATTGGAGTTGATGCATCAAAGAAATTGCAAGTTTTAGTAGAACAAGCTATTGAAGACACATTGAGCAAAACAAGTACAGGGGCTTTTGAAAAATTAAAGAAAACTGTTGTTGGTACAAGGGGACAAGATAAATCTTTTATGAGTGCATCATATCGGGAAGGTATTTTCGTGCAAAATGAAGGATCACAATTAAAATTACATTTACCGAAAGGTTACGACAATGGTGTATTAATTCAAAGTGTATCTGCTCACCCGTCTGAAGCAGAATATCTAATAAACAAAGCGCAAAGATGGGAAATCTTTGATGTTACAGTTGAAAATGTAAAAGTAACGATAGATGGCGAAAGAAGGGTTTTGAATACCGTTTTCCATGCAATACCCGTTAATGATTAATTGAAATTGTTTGTTTACAAATAATAAGTCTTATGGTATAATTAAATTAGCAATGAAAATAGAAAATAGTTGGGAGGTGTAACAATGGCTGAAGATCGTTCATTAAGGCAGCATTGGGAACCTGGCGACGCAGAATTTAGAATGTCACAATGCGGATTTTGTGCAAATAATGCAGCAGCTTATGAATGTTTAGTATTTGGAGGAAAACCATTAGCTTATTTTCGAAACAAAGAAAAATGTCCGGAAAGAATTCAAGAAGAAGAGTAAAAAAGAATAAAAAAAGTTTTGCAAAAATGTGTACATTTAAAAGTAATTGTTGTATAATATATAATATATAATATATAATATAAATAGCATTTAGAAAAGGAAGGAATTAGAAATGGCAATGAGGTTCATGCAAGAAGCAAATGCAATGGGAAACATGGAATTGACACACTGGTTGAAAGATACCGAAGAGTTGTTGGAAGAAGAAACAGTATAAATTATAAATTAGTTCTAAGAAGAGAGGAGAATGAAAATGGCATTATTTCAGGTAAAGCAGACGGACGATGTTGAAGAGGTTTTAAGAGAATTATTGCAAGATGGTTACATTCTATTAGGAAACATCAAATCTCTAGACTTAATACAGTACATTCTAATTATAAATGGAATTGGCTACACGGCAATACCAAATCTGGAATACAATGGAGAAAAATTCATTTATTTACAAATTCCAGAATCAAAAGTAGGGAAATACGAAATCATCAAAGAAGATCGTAAATTAATTAAAAAAGAAGAAAAATACAACGACGGATTAAATTAAAGTCAAAGCAATTAGCCTTAAGAATAAGTTGCCGATAATTCGGTGACTTATTTTTATTGTATAAATAATAATGTCCAATCATGAAGACTTTAAAAGCTCTGTAATTCAGGCACACATGCCGTAAAATGTGTAAGGGAGGTAAACCAAATGGCAGACATTAAAGAGATTTTAGAAAACAACCCTGAAGCGTTTGAAGGAACAGAAATCGAAGAGAAGTATCAAACACTTACAGAAAAACTAGACCAAGTTGGCTACAATGTTTTAATTAACAACAAAGAAAAGAATGAATTCGTTCCATCCTCGAGGTTAAGCGAAGTTGTAAAGCAAAGAGATAGCTTCAAATCGAAAGTAGAAGAATTGAATAGCCAGCTGCAGCAAATGCAAGATGGTTCAAAAGATGAGGAATTAAAGAAACAATTGTCGGAGTTAATGGAAAACAATAACAAACTTTTACAAGACCTTGAAACAACGCGTGTTGATACAGCAATCATGTTAGAAGCAAAAGATGCAATTGATGCGAATGACATTTTGAAGTTTATTAACAGGGAAAATATTAAAATTGATGGAAGATCAGGGGAAGTAAAAGGTGCTGCAGATGCTGTGGAAGAATTGAGAAAGTCAAAGCCGTATTTGTTCAATAAAGAAAAGGCAAAAGCAGGAACGGAAAGTAAAAACAGTGTAGAGCAAGACAAATCAACAATGAACTCGCTAATAAGAAGGGCTGCTGGTAGAGTTTAATTAAGGGGGAAAAAACATGGATAATAAAATTGATCGTTCCGGTGCACAAGCATTAATTCCAGAAGATGTAAGCAGGGAGATTGTGCAAGGAGTTCCAAAGTACAGTTCCATTATGCAACTTGCAACAAAAGCACCAAATATGCCGAACAATCAAAGACGAATTCCTGTTTTGAGCACGTTGCCGCAAGCATATTTTGTAAATGGTGACACTGGCTTGAAACAAACGTCTGATCAGGAATGGAGTAATAAATATTTGAATGCAGAAGAATTGGCCGTCATTGTTCCAATTCCTGAAGCAGTTTTGGATGATGCAGCTTATGACATTTGGGCAGAAGTTCAACCACGAATTGAAGAAGCAATGGGAATTGCATTTGACCGAGCTGTTATGTTTGGTGCAAATGCGCCTGCAAGCTGGCCAACAGATTTGTTAGCAAGTGCGACTGCAGCGAATAATGTTGTTGCTTTTGGAACAGGTGCTGATTTGTTTGATGATATTCTTGGAGAAGATGGAAATATTTCCCTTCTTGAGCTTGATGGTTACATGGCGACTGGGCATGTTGCAGCAATGCGAATGAGGGGAATGCTTAGAGGTTTGAGAGACTTGCAAGGACAACCAATCTTCAAGACCTCTGTGCAAGGTTCGACTTCTTACGAGCTAGATGGATCTCCTATTTTCTTCCCGGAAAATGGTGCATTTGATCCTGCGCAAGCGCTTATGTTCTCTGGTAATTTTAGTCAAATTATTTACGCAATGCGTCAAGACGTGACATACAAAATTCTTGACCAAGCAATTATTCAGGACAATGCAGGAAATATCGTGTACAACTTGGCACAACAAGACATGGTTGCGCTTCGTGCAGTAATGCGACTTGCTTGGCAAGTTCCGAATCCAATTAATCGATTGGAACCGAATGAAGCCGATCGATTCCCTGTGTCTGTTTTGACACCGTAAAAATGATAGGGGGCTTATGCCCCCTGACTTTTATTAAGTGAGGTGAAAAGAATGAGCTTATTTCCTAAGCCGTATGATCATGGACAAAAGGTACGAACTGATGTAAACAAGCTAAATGTAAGCAGAATGGAAGTTGTTCATTTTCCAATTGGTGAACCGGCAGTTGCAGACGAAGATAGTATTCTTAGTGTGACTGCTTTGGAAGAAGAAAATGAGCAAGAAATAACAGAATTTGATTCACAACCTGATGTTCCAAGAACTTTGACAATAGAAGGCGGACAAGGTGGAATGGACAAAGACGTAGTTGTGACAGGTAAAAATGTGATGGGCGAAGAAATTAGTGAAACTTTTACTTGTGATGGATCAAATACAATTGCAGGCGAAAAAGCTTTTATGCAAATTGACAAAGCTGTTTTGCCTACTTGGAACACAGACGGAGATGACACTGTTTCAATTGGATTTGGTGCAAAAGTTGCTTTGCCGTATAAAATGGATTTGAATACAGTTCTTGCAGCTTATTTGAATGGTGTTCTTGAAACTACTGCACCAACAATAACAACAAGCTCATTGCATATTGAACAAAACACAATCGAGTTAGACTCTGCGTTTAATGGCAATGCTGTAGAAGTAATCATGATGATCTGATAAAATAAAAAAAAGGGGGAATAAAGATGGTTGGAAAAGGCGTTTTTTATACAAAAATTAAAATTGAAGAGGCTGCTGCTGGAGATGCTGGTATTCTTTCGTTGACAAATCCTGAAGGTGTAGATTTAATTATTACAAGATTTATTGTTCATACAACAAATGCAGCTGCTGCCGCAACTACTATTGATGCAGGAATTGATAATGATGGAACTGGTTCGGCAGATACTTTGCTAGATGGACGAACAGTAAATGCTGTTGGAATTCGTGACAATATCATGGATCAAGATACGAATGGACAAGAGGCAATTCTTTGGCCAAATGATGAATTTATTACGATCACTAAAGTAGCAGGAGCTGCAGAATCAGAATTAGGACTTGAAGCGACAGTTTTTGTAGAATATATTCGTTGCTAAAATTGCGGGAGTTAATTCTCCCGCCTAACTTATTCAAGGGGGTCTAAGAAATAATGGAAGTAAAAATGCTAAAGAAGACCTTTTTCAAAGGCATGAAATTAGCAGAAGGTGATATTGTTGATGTTGAAGAAGATATTGCAGAGCGATGGAGAAGAAATAAAGTCGCAGCAACAAAGAAATCTGCAAGTAAAGGATCCAATAAGAAAACAACCACAGAAAAACAACAAGAAGTAGAGGTGGTTGAAAATGCCAACGTACCAGAAGTTAGCGAACAATGATGATTTGAAAGAATTCTTGGATGTTGAAGAAGTTCCAGAAGCTTGTGAAAGACTTTTGCAAAGGGCAAGCGAATTAATTTATCAAGCTACTTTTACGAACTTAGATTTGAATAATGACAAACATGTCGAAGCAGTTAAACTAGCAACATGTGCGCAAGTTGAATATTGGTTAGAAGTTGGTGAAATGTTTGCATTTGTTAATGGAGTTAGAAGTTTGTCTATTGATTCATTTCAAATTGAATTTTCTCCGACAAATCAGATGAGTGAATCGATGGATAAAGGACAATTAGCAAATCGAGCAAGAAACTTTTTATTAATTGAAGGACTTTTATATAGAGGGATGTGATGCCATGCTAATCCCGAAATTGTTGTTACAAGAGGTTTGTGAGATTAAAAGATACAAAGGAACAGCTCCGACTGGCGATATTTTTATGGAAGAAGAACCATACAAAACAGCTTGTAAATACAAAGCAAGAAGGAAGAAAGTTGTGACGCAAGAAGGAGAAGAGTTTGTGACAACTGGGCATTTCTATCTTTTACCAACAGAAAAGAATAAACAGATAAAACCTTCATCAATTATTTATTACAATGGCGAAGAGATGATTGTAAAGTCAATGCAAAAGATGAAAGGGTTTGCTGATTCACATGTGGTGGTGATTATATGAAGATAAAACTGGCACAAAGTAAATTAATATGGCACGGTGATTTTACAGAATCTTATGCAAAGAGCAAAGGCAAAATTGCTTTAAAAAAAGTTGCTGAATCTTTATTGTACGAAGCAAATAAAGACGTTCCGCACATGGAAGGAACTTTGGAAAGAAGCGGTGATTTTTCGGTTGAAGAAACTCCAAAAGGAGTCGCAGGAACTGTGTTTTATGATACACTTTATGCAACAAGGCTTCATGAAAATCCACAATATAATTTTAATAAAGGGCGAAAAGGCAAATGGCTTGAAGATGCATTGAATAAAATGAAGCCAAGATATAATCGATATTTAGCAAAAGAATATAGCATCGTCTTTGGTGGAAAAAATGTAATAAAGTAGCGATGGGGTGAGCTTATGCAGATTGCAGAACAATTAGCAGTGCATTTGCATAATAAAGGACTTGGATTATTCACAAAAGAAAGCAATGATGGAAACATTTATATTGATTTTGTTCCATCATTGCAGAATAGCATCACAATTATAAATAGACCGGGTAATGAAGCAGACATAAGAAATAGTTACAAAACATCTGGAGTTCAGATTTATTATAGAGGGACAGACAATCCATTAACATCATACGAAAAAGCAGAAGAGATATTCAATGCATTAAATGGATTAAAAGGAAAACTGAATAGCAGTTACGTTGTTCAATGTTTTAGTTTTCAAAGCGGTCCAGAAAATGTAGGTAGAAGTGAAAATGGTTGGTTTGAATTTTCTATGAACTTTTTAATCTATCACGCAACATGAAGGGGGAAAAGCCATGAGTGCAGTAAAAGTACTAGCAAGAGATTGGGTACTAGAGATTTCGGTTGGTGAAACTTGGACGATCATAAAAGGATTGAACTCGATTTCATTTTCAGGAACAAAGACGAATGCAGACACAACATCATTTGATGAAAATGGTTGGGAATCTCATCTACCAGCAAGACGTGGAAGATCTTTGACAGTTGAAGCGTTTTATCTTGAAGATCCTTCTAACGGAGCAAGAGATGCTGGGCAAGCAGCAGTTGAAAGTGCTAATGAGAAAATTGGGCATAATGGTTTTGCGGATTTTAGACTCATTTCACCTGGGTTTGTTTCAAGAACATTCGAAGGAAGTGTGAATGTTAATGATTCAATTGGTGGAACAGATGATCCAACGAGTTTTAATTTCGAAGTCGATGTAAACGGCTTAATCGGAAAAACAACTTTGGAACCTGCAAAACTTACTTCGCTATCTGAGGATCTTGATGCTTCTTTGAGTCCTACTTTTGACCCTGATGTTTTCGAATACACACTTGAAGCAACGAACGAAGAAGACGAAGTTGAAATCACAACTACTGCTGATGGTACAGTCACAGGTGATGGAGTCATTCCGCTGGCAGTTGGCCCAAACTTAATTCAAATTTATGTTTCGGACACAGGAAAAGCGACAACTGTATATAATATCCTTATCACAAGGGCATAATTTTTTATAGGGGTGAGAACATGGCAAAAGAAAAATTCAAAGATTTTGATGCGTACTTTGCAGAAGCAAGCAAAACAGACGAAGTAAAAATTAAGTTGTTTGACAAGGAGTATTCGATTCCGCTTGATTTTCCAGCTGCTACTGTTTTAGAACTTTTTCGAATGGTAGAAGAAGGAGAAGATGAAATTACAGATTCTAAGCAACTAGATATGTCAATGCAAATGCTTGGTAAAGAAAATGTTCAAGAATGGTGCGAAAAAGGAATTACAGTCAAGCAACTTGGCGAAATTATGAAATGGACGTTGTCACTCGTTATGGCAGATGAAGAGAACGGTAAAAAAAAGACGAATTTGAAGGGCTAGAACATGTTAATTTTATGCAAGAAATGTTGAGAAAGTGGAGTTATATAGAAGCAGACTTCCAAAGGGAATACAGAATTAATCTAGCGAAAGATGAAATATCTTATCGTCGATTTAGAGCCCTGATGAACGGTCTTTCTAGTGACTCCACTTTTGCGAATTATTTGTTTAGCTTAAAAAAGGAAGATGCAACCGGTATTGAAGGGAATTATAGGCATCCTTATCAAAAGAAAAAATTGAAGAAATACGATAAGACAGTTGAGAGAGAAATTGACAGAGTTTGGAATTAAGATTGGGGGTGAAACTTAATGGCTTTAAAAGTTGGTGAATTGTACGCTTCTTTAAATCTTGACAGCTCGCGGTTTAGCAGTGGATTGCAAGGAGCGAAAAACAGATTAGAAAGTATGCAGCAGTCAATGTATCGTTTCGGAAAAAGAGGAACGATGATGGTTTCACTCCCTTTGCTTGGCGCAGGAACAGCAATGACAAGAACAGTAATGGGTTTTGAAAAGTCAATGTCGAAAGTAGAAGCATTGACCGGAG